ATGATGGAGTATGTTAACAAGTTACCTAATTACATGAAATATGATTTTTTGAGACTATTATCACCATTAGATTAGTTTTAAGTAATCATTGAAGTAATTTTTTTCTTTGCCTAAGTTATTTATTATCTCTTCGTATTCTATCATGGAAAGTTTATTCTTGAACATTCTATCATGTAAAACATTGAAGAAATCATCATAGTAAGTATCATCTAACATCTTGCCTATCTTTTTTGATGCAACGCCTTGGCCAATGTCAAAATGTTTGAGCAAAGTTTGGAAATTGACGGAATTGTTGTAATAGCCAATTCCGTTTTTTCTTATCTCCTTATGATGCGTAGCCCTTCCTCCAAATTTTGCAACAAACTGAGGGTAGGTCTGTCGTGCATAAAATTCATTTAATGTTTCCATCAACGGAACAGCATCACTAACCTTACCATTTCTCCATGCCTTTGAATGACAATGCAAAAATTCATGCCAAACGGTCTCCATTGCGGTTTCCTGCATTAAAGTCATTTCTTTGTTATTCGCAATTGAGTGAAATGCTCCCTTCAATTCCTTCATCATATTAAAACCGTTTATTTCTTTATTTGAGAAATAGAATTTAAAGCCATTGCGCAATCTCTCAGTTCCAGCCACCTTATCACAGCTAAAGACAATGTCCCTTATCGATTTTGGAAAGAAAGTATTATTATTATCGATGAACGCAAACAAGACCTTTTTAACTTGCTCGTTCGTCATCATTCCTTTTGGCAGCACGCTGGCATCAATCTTAACCAAATTGCTTGAAAGACTATAATCTATTTGTTGAGCATAATTGTCACCAAGCCGCATGCCCGAAAACCTTTCAACTTGCGCCCTGTTTTCACGAACAAAATAAGGCAGCTTATTACGTTTGGCTGCATCAAAAAGTTTTTCTTTGTTAGACTTGCACCAGTTCTTGAATACTTTCGGATAATCTTTCACGCGGTTTGGTGAAACATACCTGTTGTATTCAGCATCCGACATCGCACGTAGTTTTTTCCACTCTTCGCTGTCCCTATCCATCAATATAGATGACATAGAACAACGGCAGCGCGGATGCCAGCCAGTGAAAACAAAATCAGAAGGGTAATCGCCTTGAAGCTCGTCACATATATCTGTCAGCGGATGGTTCTTCGATAAACGAATACGGATGCCAAGAACAAATGGCTCTTCGCTCCAACGCTTACAATTCGCATAATTGTAAGCCATGTTTATTTCTGTCATCGCAAGGCGCAAACCGTTTTGACGTGCTGAGCGATATACGCCGCGACCCACCTTCTCCAAATCTTCCTTGACAAACCTCACCTTTCCATCTTGACCTATTACCCTCCTGCGCCATTCAACGACATCTTTCTTCGTGCCATCGCTCATCAACTTTTTAAGATGATAACGGCGATACATCATATCTGGATTATTCAATTTCTCACGCACAGCACGGCCTAACTGCTCAGCAGAATTGCCGTTCTTTAGAGCATCCTCGATAGACTGCGACATCGCCAACTCAAATTCTGCCTTGGTTTGCTGAGTGTAATTCCAAACGCTTGTGGATAGGTCAAGCCCACCCATATTATGTAACCGCTGCTCACGGAAGGCTTCGGCTGTCGTTTTACGCCAAGATTTCACATCGTCTTCATCAAAACGCGTCATTCCACTAAATGCCATCTGTGAAGTATTCGATGATAACAAAATAGCCTGCGTGATTCCTGCTTGAATTGTGGCGGTCATTTGAGCGAAATACTCATTTAGCAACCTGTCAATTTTTTCTTTTGCTGCTCTTGGGCAATGCTTCGCAATAGAGAATAATTCGTCTGAGGAAACGTTTTTGGGCGCTTCCCCTGTGGCGGCGATTAGTTCACGAACCAGCGTTTCATATTGCTTTCTTAGTTTATCGTCTGCCTTCAATAATAACTTGGTGATATTCTCCTCCTGGCTCATTACTCTTTGCTGTCTTGCTCCTTATTTTCATCAACGATTAATCCAGACAGCATTTCTTTTACTTGCTCGCCCGTCCAAGGTAAATCGTAATATTGTGAATCGTTTCCTGCCATAGCTTTTATAAGTATTGGTTTTTTGTCGTTTGTTCTTATGATTTTCTTTTCTGACGTTCTGAGGTACAGATAACCTTTTGGCGGTCTTTGTGGCTTTTCTGTAGGAATCTTGCAAATTGGTCTGATTGAAACGCAATTTAAGCCGTCCAGCCTCACAACCTCAACCAAAGGTGGGTCTGTCGCGCGTCTTACCTTAACATTTATACAAGCCATAATTTATTTGCATATAACTACATCTGTCGTTAATGTAACAATCTCTTTTCGGAATCCATCATCACAGTCTTCATCTGGAATCTCCGCGGTGATACGGCATTGCAATGGGCCAACGCCAAGTTCATAGCTGTTGAATGAGGCGACATAATTGCCTGAATCAATACGTATCATTTCTTTCTTCTTAATAGTCAAGGAGCGATTGGAATACACGAAAAAATCAACCTTAAAATCATAGTCATCCATAGAGTACCCTCCGCAGGCATCAATATGAATGTTCATTTTTAAATCTGTGCCTAAAGATGGCTGCAACAAATCTTTCATATCACTTTGAAATTATGCCTGCTGCGTCTAACTTATCAACAAGCGTTTTGAGAATTAAACGTAATCTATTAAGATAATTATCAACATCTCTGAGTTCACTTGATTCTGGCGTTGTTTTAAGCGTCTCGTAGTCAGAGCCAAGATTAAGAACTGCCTTTTGCGGCATCTGCATAAAAGTCCATGAAGACCAAACGCCATTTTCATTCCTTGACCTGTATGCCTCAGAATAAATTGTTGATGAATTGGCAAACCCTGCTTCCGTTGATGCTTTTATTATTCCTCCTCGGATAACCTGTAAGACAACGCCTTTCGCCATCCACATAGGGTAGTTTGTTCCTGTTATCAATCGTCCGTTGACGGTCAATTTGAAATGCCCTAAGTATTTCGTGTTGGTGTAATCAAGAGCATTTAAACCAGCAACGGCCTCGCTCTCGCGATTGTAATCTGCAATCTTGATAAATGGGTCATAGTACGCATCAGAATCAGCTCCTATGCCTCTAATTTGCTCGTGCAGGAGTTTTTGAGCCTCCGTGAGTGCTGATTGCGTTGCTTTGTTTGGGATGTCCGCTAAGAGCTTGTTTATGTCTTCTGCGGTGTAGTTTATTTTAGCTTCTGCCATTTTTTGTCTCCTTTCTTAGTTTATTTTCTATATCTGCCAATCGCGAATAAATTCCGCTTACTCCGCACATTATCTGCGGCGTGTCGTATGGAATATCACTTTTTAGCTCAAAACCTATAATTCTGCTCTCTCTTGCACTTTTTGCAACCTCGGTAAAATCCAACGAGACAAGTATCTTGCCTCCTTTGTCTGTTAATGTCTTTCCATCTGCATCAATCAGCGTGCAATTTGTCATTTCAGAGCCTGTAATGGCTGGGTCTTTTATACTGACCCTTTTCCCTTTCTTCATTAAGTTGGCCATATTTTCAAAAGCGAAATTTGAAGCAAGATTTATGGTGTAAGTCCTGTCGTCAATCCTTGCCTTTTTTAGGTATTCCTCCGCTTTGGCTTTTAGCTTCTTCTCTGCCGCCTCGACAACGCCTGTTGCTGCCATAGCTCTTAGGTCAATTCCATACAGCAAGACTGAATCTCCTATCTTTGGGCATAGCGTTTCGTTTGGGAAATCACTGCCGTATGTCGTATTTCTTACGATTTCAAACCATTGGCTCTTGCTGTCATTCATAGAATAACCATCGGGGTTAAATCTTACTTCAAAATCCATTCCTGCCAGCTTGCTGGTGCTGCTTGTGTCTTCGTTATCCGTCAAAAAGGAAATAGTCAGAGTTGAGCCATCCTTGGCCAAGTAGTCGTCACAGAAGTAGAAAATACGCCCTTGCTTATCGCTTAGTTGTACGCGGAATTGCTTCCAGCGCTTCTCTGTCTTCTCTCCGTCTGAATGCTCTTCAATATCATATCTATCTCTCGTTTCGATGGCTGAGATATGAAGCTCTTCGTTTGGGAATATATCATCAAAGATTTTTACTTCTTCAATGTGCTGTAACTCATTTAGGCCGCTCACCTCAACGCAATTCAGTCCGTTTGGCAACATTAAGCGTTTGTCGGTGATATTGTTGAGCATTTCCATGCCCTCTGCTGTTGTCGGCGTGTCCTCCTCGTATTCATTCAAAAACCACGCAATGGGCAGTTTGTATTCAAGCAAGCCAATCATTACAAACTCTCTGTTAAGCAAATTTGCCTTGACTTCTGCCTCAGTCGAACCGTACCTTGCTGTTCCGTCTGCTTTTGTCTTTGGACGTATAACAAACCATCCTTCTGACATTTTGAAGATTTGCTTGTCATCAACCTCGTTTCCACCTATTGAAGGATTAATATAAACATCGTTTGTCGTTGTGTTGCCCGGCACATTAATCGTTACCCTTGGATGCTGCTTGCTCGTCCAGTCTGTCACAGGAGCTTTATACGCGGTTTTGACCAACCCTTGTGATAAGACATAATACTCATGATTACTGATACCTCCATATACTTCAAAACGCAATTCTGCAACACGTGAACCTTGCAGTTGATAATCTGTCGTTTCGTTAAACGTGAGAACTCCGTTATCTGGAACACTGCCTTGCTTGATGATGTAGGTTATCTCGTCTTTTGAGCCGCTTGTCGTTATTCCTGTAACAACATACAATTTGTAATGAAGGACATTGCTGCCTATTGACTGCTGCTGCCCTGTCTGAGTGTTCTTTGCCTTTATTGTTACCTGCCATGAGCTAACATCAATCTTCTTATATGCTTCAAGGTTTCTTGTTTCAAGGAGCTTAGAGAATCTTTTTGGCGATGATTCGGTTGATGTATTATCTACTTTGCTCGAAATCTCAAACGAGTAACTATCAGCGCCAGCGTCTATAAGTGCGGAAGAAAAATAGCTCTCGGATAATTTATGCGAAGCGTCTTTTATGGCGATGTATGGATTTCCGCTATTATTATCGTCATAAATAGCGACATCTGTAATCTTGAAATCTAACTTTTTTCTGTAGTTCTCTGGTATGTTCTTCGTTGAGCCAAACGGAAAAACTCTTGTAATATAGCTGCCTTTACTTTGGTCAACGCTCCAACTTACAACATTGTCATCTAATGAAGCATCAATAAAAGATTCTTCATCATTCTCACAATACCCAAGGTGGATAACATTGCCTTCCATCCACCACTCACATTGCCACTCCTCAGCAATTTTGTCAAGGGCTTGCAGAATGTTAGTGTTTGAATATTGAATGAGTTTAACGGATTTCTCTACTGCTCCGCTCCTTGGGAAAAGGCTGCTGCCATCATAATGTATGATGTATTCATATTCTTTTCCGTTGCCATTACAGATATTCAAGCCAAGGTGCTTCAATGTCGCCAGCACCAAATCTAAATGATGGTCAATTGTATCAGTCAAGGAAAACTCGCCCTCAGCGTGTGAAGCAATAAACCGCAGGACTTTGTTCCCCCACAATTTATACTCGGCTTCAAATTTTAGTTCATATTCCCATGCTCCGTTATTGCCTGAATATGAAGGAAAGACAGGAGAGGTGATGTAATACCTTTGTGGCTCACCCCATTGCCCTTGCTCGTCTGTGAAATAATCGCCTATCTGAAATGGTATCGCGTTGGGTAACTTAATTCTGAGTGTAATATAATCGTCTCCTTGTAACTGCCAGCGCCTTACTCCTCCTTCATATATAGGCAAATTGGGGTAAACGACTTCTTCGCCGCTTACCCCTTTCCTGTATATAGTCACGTTTTCCAGCATCTTATTCATTTTCTTGGTTGCTTGGATTCGGCTCTTTAAACTTATACCCAGCAATAATAAAATTATAACTTTGATAAAACTCCAGCGATGTTTGCTCTACGAACAGAAGACGGAAAGTTTTGCCAAGTTCATCAATTGCAAATTTAAACAAATCTCTTGATATTAATGTATTAAATTGCCTATAATTAGATACAGTCTCTTTATAAGATAAACCCCTAAATATAAATGATAAATTGACTTCTCTGTCTTCCACGCGCCTTCTGCTTCCAAACGTCAAGACGGTTACATCAACGCCATCTTTCAATCGTGATTTATTTTCTATCACGGCCTTTGTTTTTGGTAATGACATCAACTCCTTATATCCGCCTTTCACCAACTTTGCGCCATAAGTCTTAAAAATATCTTCTCCATTAATCTTTGCTGCCATCTTTAAAGCCTCCTTGTATTTCTTTCGATTTGGTTTAGTCGTTCGTTCATTTGGTATAACTCGTTCGTGTTTTTGGCTATCGTTGCCAAATGACTTGCTGAGGTTCGTTGTATTTCAAGAATCTCTGCGGTGGATGTCTCTGCTTGCGCAAAATGCGTCTTTAGGTTATCCAAAATGCTTTGATTTGAAATTTGAATTGCTGCAAACCTACCGTTCAATTCATCGCCTTTGTCTGCGGACATTGCTGTGAATGATGTGGTTTGGCTTCCACTCGAAGAACCACTCTTGCTCCATCCATAGATGTCTTGAAGATTCTTTGCTTCATTGCGAGCTTTCTCAACAATCTGCATATAGCTTTCTTGCAATTTGCTCACCTCACCAACAGAGATGTTTCCGTCTTCATTGGATTTGGCAAATTCATCGTACCATTCTTCAAGCATATCTTTGTACTTCTCGCCAAGTTTAGTTTGAATTACGGCATTTTTGAGATAGCCAGTGAAGTTATCAGCAAAATCTCTTGTGCTGCTATCCATATTGGTAATTAGCTTGGTGAAGTCATTGTAAACACTATCAAATGAAGTGGCAGTTAACTGCTGTTGCAATTTGTCAAGAGTGTCTTCTGCGGTATATCCAAGACTGATAATCTTGTTGTAATAGTCGCGTGTCTCAGTATCTAATTTTGACCAAAAATCTGCATCTGACATCTTGACCTTTTCCAACTCTTCGGCGGTAAGGCTCTGCAAATCCTGAACTGAACTTATTGTTTTGCCAACGGCCCTTGATACATTCGTCCAATTATCTTGCGTCATCCAAGAATTTTGCCTGTAATTGATAGAGTGGCTTCCTACACTTGCGCCGCTCTCTCCGCGCACCTTAATAAGATTGCGCAAAGCCTGCTCGTCAGCCTTAACTATTGACATAACATCGTCATAGGCGTTTTTCGCTTCCATCCCATACGACAAATTAATGTACTCTGTCTTCTTGCTAATCAGCTCATCCCAAATGGATGATATTTTTTGGTATTCTGCTTTTAATTTATTATAGCTTGAATAATCCGCGCCAAAGCCAAGCATCTTTCCGATGCCTTCAAATGTATGTACAACTCCAGTGATTATGCCAGCAACAGAACTGACGGCCAATGCAACATCATTGATTATATTCGTGAGGCTGAGAATATCACCCAAATTTGTAATATCAATATCTTTGAATGAATCGGCAAATTCCGACAGGCCCTTTGTAAATTCTTCAAATCCTTCATTGAAGGAATCTGAATATTTCACACCGAATGCACCAAGCATATTTTTAACGCTCTTGAATGCTTTCGCAACACCACTGATGGTTGCAGAAACACGAGCCTGCGCCTCTGCTGCCGCATATTGTGCCTTAATGTATTCCTTAGTTGATTCAGTTGCTTCTTTTAAAGCATCACCGAAGGATTTGTTGTAAGAGTTTTTTTGCTCTTTTAATTCCTCCTGTTGCTTGACATCACCTTTGGCAATTGCCTCTTGGTAAGCCTTATAGATATTCTTTCCGTTAACGGTGAAGCCTTCTAACGTTGCTTGCCTTGCATATTTGGTGGCCCTTGCATCAGAAAGTTTTCTTAATGATGCCCCAAAGGTATCATATTGCGACCTTGCCGACTGAACTTCTTTTAATTTCTCTGTTATCTCCTTAATGCTTTCAACGCTAAGATTTTTTCCGTTTTTGATGATGGATTGCAATTTAGTCTCCAACTCATCCAGCATTGTTTTCGTCATCTTTGAAAGGTCGCCAAAGACGGCCTCCCAGTCAAGATTTTTCTTCATCTGGTCGAAAGTCAGCTCCTGCAACGATTTTTCGTATTCTTTTTTGCTTTTCTTGTAGATAGGGGAACTTTGGTCAAGGCCAGAAGATTCCATCGCAAACTTATCTTCCAGTGCCTTCCGCTTTTCCAAAAATGTGCCATAAGAGGATAGATAATCATTCCATTCTTGTCTATAGCTCTCTGTGTCTGAGAGCTGCTGTCTGGCATCATCCAAGGATTTTTGGATTTCTATCTTACGCTCGCCCTCAGCTATCTTTAATTGCTTTTCCAAAAACTCTATATCGTTTTTTAGCTCCTTGATTTTGCTCGCCCTATCTCTTTGTGTTTTGTAATACTTATCAAGAATCTTATTAACAGCATCCTCTTCGCTTTTTGCTGCATTGGCAGATATTGCTTTCGCCATAGCTTCATAGTCAATTCTTATTTTTGGCTGAGTTTTCAAAACATATTCTTCCCATTGTTTAAGATTCCACTTTCCCTTCTCTGTCTTTTCCCATGTGGCTTCATTGTTTGAGTTGCTCGCATTTATATGTTTGAACTTCTCCAGCTCTCTTGCTTTTTTAGCAATGTCTTGTAACCATTTGTCGTTTTCTGCCATTTGCTGGTCTCGCTGACGTTTAATGCTATCCAGCTCTTTTTCTCCTTCATTTGTGATAAGTTCGTTTCTTAGGTTATAGATTTCCTTCAGTTTGTCGTTATGCTTATTCTCGATGTCTTCAAGATATTCGCTGATTTTCTGACGTATTTCAGCAAGTCTTTCAGCGGCGGATTTCCCAGTGTCTTTATTATTATCTCCATCACCATCACCTTCACCTTCACCATTTTTATTGAAGCCCCCTTCATTTAATAACTTCTCAGCATCTTCTATCAGTTTTTGATAATCCAGCATGAAGCCATTATATCTCCTCATAGCGGCATCTCTCAACGCGGCCTCTCCGTTCATCGCGTTGCGTGCTTCTTTGGCTACCTCTGTATCTGATTTTTTCCAATCCGTCTTCTTTCCCGTTGTGGGGTCTTTATAATCTTGATAATGATACAAACGGTGCTCCCACCCTTTACTGTTGCGGTCATGGATAAGTGCCTCTTGAAGCGATTGCACAGCAATGTTAAACAATGCCGTTGCCTTAATTCTTAGCTTCATAGATTCAATAAACTTATCAGAACCTTTATTGAAGAGGTTTTCTGCATCGGCAGCATTTTTGATTGATACGCCTAATCCGTCAAATTGGCTTTTGTTATCTTTTAGGAACTTATCTAATTCCTTGGATTTTCCTTTGACTTTCTCATATTTATTCTTCAATGTTTCAAAGGTCACGATATTTTTGGCAATCTCCTTATCGCTATTGGCATATTCATTACGTAGAGATTCTTGCGCCCTCGCATTATCCTCCGCAACCTTTTTCATCGTCTTTTCTTCATCTGTTAATTCGGTCATCTTATTGTAAATATATGTAGCCGCAGCAACGACAGCGCTAATTGCGGCCAACACCCAACCGATTACAGGAATTGACTTGATGGCAAGTTTGACAGCCTTTAATGCGGTAACGAATCCCCATGTTGCGCCAGTCTGAGCAACGGTTGCAGCCGTCTCAACTGATTGAGTCGCAGTTTGCGCGGCAGTCGCGGCGGTATTCTTGGCCAGTTCTGCATTAACGGCTGCTAAAGCGGATGCTTTCAGCGCGTCAAACATCGTTGAAATCTTGACGGCAGCACCTAACGTTTGCTGAACACCCATAGAAATACTCATTACTGCTTGTAGCTTAGTTTGTATCTCCATGAGTTTTTTTTGGTCTTTGGTGAATAAGCCTGCAACGCCCATGTACGTTGTCATCGCTCCTGTCACGCCTTGAATGCCTGTGGCAAGCATACCAAAGGAGTTTGACGCAAGGCTTTTTCCAGAAACGGCAAAACTAACCTTGTTGAAGGCTGCTTGCAATTTGTTAGCTTCGTTGACAGCCCTTCCAAATTCAACCGTGTTTTGTTTTCCCGACAAAAGAAGTTCTGCAACGGCCTGCCTTGCATTGCGCAATTGTGTACGTAGTGCGGTAGTCTTGATTGATGCGTTGCCTGCTTCGTTTGCAAACTGAGCCATCCGTTGTTTGCTTTGCTCTAAATTGGCGCTTGTTTCAGCAATCGCATTACTTATGTTTTTTATTTTTTCTCTCGTTTCAACAAGGTCTTCCGAATTATACTCCTGTCTTCTTTCTTTTGACTGCTGACCTGCTGCGGTTGATGGCTTAGTATCTTCAATTCTTGAACGCGCCTTTTTAAGACGTTCTTCTTTTTCATAGAGTGATTCTAATTGAGTATTCAGTCGTTTAAGAATTGATTCGTATGCCTTGACATCTTCCTGCGCTTCCTTAAAAGCAGAAGATGTTCCTGCCTTGTTTGTGGCATTTCCAAGATTATCAAATTCTGTTTTCGTTCGTTGTGCGACCTCGCCTTGCGTGTTAAGCCCTCTTGTTACCTCCTCCAACTTTGCCTTTAGTTCCGTGTTCTTGCTTATGAGTGAGTTTACTTGCTCTTGCAATTCGTTAAATTGCCCACTGGTATTCCCAACACCAATAGACGAGGAAAGAGCGCTCAACTTTTGGCCGCTTGCATCAATAACGGCAGCAAGTTCTTCAACGACTTTCTTCACAAATTGAAATCCATCGGCCATTTCGTTTGTCGCCTTTTCGGATGCAGATTGCATTTCACGAATTTTGGCGACAAATTCATTTGCCCCTGTTTCTATATCTTTTCCGTTTATTACCGCTGATACGCTAAGTACGTCATTATTTTCTGCCATTGTTTTAGTTCATTAAATTCATGAAAAAATTATTGCAATTGTCCTTGATTTGGCTTGCTGTCTGCAAGACTTTCTTTCCTCCTTTGCTTGTAGGTTGGTTCTTGCAAGGACTTTCGCCTTCTTCTTCATCAAATGGTTTTATGCCTGGAATCGCTCTGTTTAATAAGAGAATATTGATATAACTTCGCTTGAAAACGACTTCATTATACGACATCCTAAAGTACTTCATTACACCGCCAATCAATCCCCACGGGCTATCGCTTCTTTCGTATTCGTTGTCGTCTGACTGCACCCTTTTAGGAAAGTTATACTTTGCAAAAAAAAACTTGCATCAAACGAGAGTGAAGCATATTGCAACAGCTCATTGTATTTCTTCATCGTCATGCGTTTGCGGATGAATCTGCCAAATATCTTTCTCATCAGTCTGGAACGGAAAACTATAATTGGTGTGATTTCATTTGCGTTTTTTACGTCTTTGAACATTGAGAAAACTTTCTGATATGGATTAAATTCACCTTCAATATTTATTTCTTCAATATCACCAATCTTTTCACCGATTTGCCATATCTGCGCCAAAGTCATTGGTCTAACCAAAAATGGAATCATACCGATAAAAACAAAAATTGGTTTCTCTGTTATTGCGCCTGCTGTGCTTTTTCCTTCGTTGTTATTCATAACTGCCAAATGTATTTTGTTTATTTTCTTCTATGTTTTCTTGCTTGATTTGCTTCAAGATTTCTTCTGGATTTGAAACAAGCGGATTTTGTCTTATGCCTTCTTCCTGCGACATTGTTGCCTTTCCTCCTGTAGAGCTGTTTATTAATTGCAATGTCTCAGCATCATTCTTTGGAATGTACGGCGTAAATCTCGGCTTCACTCTCAACGTGTCAACCTCATTCTTTGGCATCGCCTTTATGCTCGTGGAATATCCGTTTTTGATGATGTTGAAGCGCCTTGTAAACATCTCACCGAAGGTTTCAATTTTCTGCCCAGCCTTTAAATGAGGGTCGGTAAACATCAGTCTGATTGCTGCGCCACTGGTGTTGTTGCCAAGTGTCTTCATGTTCTCAAAGGAGATGTCGGGGGTCTGCGTGTAGCTGAAAATGATGTTTATCAAATTTGCTATTTCCATTCTTCTACTCTCTGGTGCGCTATCCCAAGATACGACCTTCATATCTGTTTCACTATCTCCTTGGTAAACTCGTCCGACCTCTCCCTTGTCGGCAAATCCCTTCATTCGTCCTTTGAAGAAATATGTCGGTGAGCCAAAATAGTCGTTTGTGTCGCCCCAATCAGAAATACTATTTTCTAATCGTTCAATGGTTTTTTGAACGACTTCCCATTCTGTTTCCTCCTGTCTATAATAGACAAGAGGAATTTTTGTAAATCCGTGAGGCTTTGCGCTGCGAAATGTTAATCGTGTTTCACTTTCATCGCTTGCAAATTTGTAAACCGTGGATGAAGTGTAAACATCAAAGCAATGCGTCTGCGCTCCTGTCTCGTCTTTAAGGACATATTCACGTGCAAATCCGTCCATTTTGTCGTAGTTGTCATAGTGAGGGTACAGTTTATCACCATACAACGGAGAAAGCAATTTTATGCGCATTTCCTTTTCATTGTCTTCATTTGTGGCGATATACCATAATTCTGCACATTCACAAGCACGAAACAAGCACCTCGACAATTTCTTGTTGAAATACTCTTCTTTGTTATCTTCAAGGATATTCAATACCTCGTCAAATAATTTTGCTTGCATTTCATCGGCTTCACCCTTAATGCTGTATGTTACAGGAATCGTGAAAAGAAAGCCTACACTTCTTTCAATTATCACTCTTTGACAAGGGACTGCAACACGGCAACGGTGTCTCACTTCGGTCTTATAGACGATGTTGCCGTTTTCGTCTTTTTTATCTGTCGGAGTTTTAACTATTTTATCCTTTCGGTATTGTGTGTCAAAAATCAAATGACAATTAGGGTCGTACTCCCGTTCTGTAACCTCCAGCGGTTTTTTAAGTGGTTTCTTTCTCGCTGTCAGTAGAGAATAAATCTGGTAAGGGTCTCCGACTGACAAAATTTCTTGTATGGTCTTCATTTCTATATGATATTTAAAAAGTCTTGGGCATTAAATGAATTTTCGTCCTTTCCTAACAGCTTTTCAAGAACGACATAACGGACAGCATCTATACCGTGGTTAAAAGAATCTATTGGCTCATTAAGCCATTTCCCATCTTTATTCTGCCTGTATGTATAATTCTTGAACTCTTTTTTTAAATTCACGCTGCGGTTTGTGATAAAAATTTTCATAGTCTGCATCTTGTTAATGCCAGCAATAATTGAACCAGCATATTTTCTTACAGGTTTTACATCAAGCCCAGCGTTATTTAATTCATCTATAAGTCTCGGGTCTGCACTTTCAGATATTATTTCAACATTCGACCTGTCACGATTATTGGCGTTATTGATTTCCTTGATTATGTCAGACGACAGCATCTTTGTCTTATAGCAAATCTCATCCAACCATAGCTCATCGCCACAAATGTACACGTCTATAATCGCCGTTGGGTCGTTCGTGTAACCGAAGTCCATTCCACGATAATGATGCTTTCTGTTTTTAAACGGTATGTAATCATGCTTTAGTTCTTTTACATTTTCAAAAATCAAGCCTTCAACTATCGCTTGCAAGCCTAAACCATAGATTCTCCAGAGTGAAGGATTCTTGTTTTTTAAACTCTCTATCTCTTGGATAACCTTTTCCTCCAAGAATGGATTATCTTTATACGTTGAAATAAACCAATATGTCGATGGCTCTTGGTTAATTTCGCAAATCCAGTGGTCATCTGTAAATGAGGGATTGTAGTCAATAATCGAAAAATCAGTGGTTCTCATTTGAAGCTGCTGCCATTCCAAGAAATCTAATTCATTTGCTTCATTGACGAAAAGAATCTTTCTCTTTGAACCTCTGATTTTTTGCTCGTTATCTGTTGAAAAAAATTCTATCGTTGAGCCATTTGTAAACGTGTAAACCAAATCCGATTTGTTCATCTGTTTGTAGTTCCAAATGTTCAACGATAGCATTATGTCTTTGAAATCTCTGTAGACAGAACGTTTTAATGACGGAAGGCCAGCGCGAACAATTGAAACGGTTGTTCTTGGATGCAATGAACAATAAATGCAGAGATATTGAACAATGGAATAAGTTTTTGCTGAACGTGAAGAACCTTGCAGAGAGACAGTTGTAAATCCCTGCTCTTTTGCGAGCTTCACTCTCGCATAGTTCTTCGTTACATAAACATTATTACTCATCGTAGCCAGTCTCTTGCTCTTTTTCTTTTCGCTCCTTCTCCGATTTCACTTCTTCTTGAATCTTTTTGAAGTCTTCTGGGTTAGAAACGAAATTTAAAACAAACGCCTCCTTATTAATATCTGAGCCATTTGTCGTTATATCAATCTGTTTCTTACTCTCGCCGAATTGTCTGTCTCTTAGCTTGTCAATAGTTTTGGTTACTCCGTTCTTTATATCCGATATGATTGCGATTGCTAAATTTCTCGGGTACATTGGCGCATCCTCCCATTTTGCCAATTTGCTTAACTGAGGCGCTGCCAATGATAAAACGGCCTTTTCCCATTCGTCTATTTCTATATTTGACAGGTTAAAAAATTTCCTCGCCTTCACCTTAGAGCCAAATATATTTTCAAGTTGTTTTGGAACTCTATTTGGTGGTCTCCCCTTCGGATTTCCGCTCTGTCCTTTTTTAAACTGATATTTCTCTATGTCTTTTGCTGCCATTTTTTGTGCGTTCGTGCTGAAAACTTTAATTTTTCGTGCTGTTTGGTTTGTTTGCGAAAAGTGTCTTTGGCTTAGGCGTTTTGTTTGTTGTATTGGTCGTAAAACCATTTAATCATATCATCGCCAAAATCATACTCGGCAGGCAATTCATCAAGCATTTCATTAGCCTTGTCAATAACAGAAGTAAGATTCTCTTTGATTTCTTCGTCTTCTGTCCAGATTTCGACTTCACCATTGAGATATTTTTTTATCGCCTCAATCTCTCCGTTTGATAGTGCAATATTCTTCATATTATTATAATTTGTATTTTCTTGCAATCCTCTTCACTGCTGTGGTATATTTGTCTGAGCGTCCATGCACCGCCTTTGTGACGGTTTCTGCCCAAAACTCATTAACATTGGTCATAGAATATCTACCATATCCTTTCTTCGTTTTATCTCCGCGCCATTTTCGGTACAATTTGGAGATTTCTTTTCCTGCGGCTTGCGCATTCGCTGCGGTTAACGAACTATTCCATGTGGAGTGAGCAAGCTCGTGTGTCGTAACGTGGGCGGTTGGCCTATTTGTTTCCGTCTGCCATCCGCTTTTGTATTGCTTTTGAATGTTTTCTTTAAACTCTCCAGCGCTTTTGTTGTAATATTTCTTGTTGAGATAAACGGCCGCAGATTGCCCACCTACACTTGCCTGAACACCCATAACGCTTTTATCCATATCAGCAAGTTTAACGTTTCTTTCTCTTACGCCCATAACAGCATGGTATCTTGAAATCGCCTGCTTCGTTTCCTTGTACAATTGCTTGTCTTTCATGTGAACCAAAGATTGTACATTGGTAATCGAACCACGATAACCGCTATCGCCTTCGCCCAAATCGCCTGGGCCAGCACCAGTGTTGTTTCCTCCGCTATTCCTTCCCATATCTATATCTTTTTAGAATTAATAAAATCCGTCACATACAACAAATGATGTTCTTTGCAAAAATCTTTGATGGCTTGTCCTCCTCCGTAAACTATCAAATTCGGACATTCCAAGCCGCTTATCTCCTGCGCCACCTGTAAATCAGACTTCAAACTTTCCATCCAGCCATCAAGACCACGTGTAAAGAAAGCGTTGTAGCCTTTTGGAATACCCATCTTGTTGTATTCTATAAATTTATGCGACACATTTAAATCAGCATAGACCTTTATACCGCATTCTTGTAAGTATCTCGCCAGCCATCTTTTCTTATAGATTAGTTGTATTCCCCACGCGATAGGTGTTTGGTCGTGACAACTGCAATTTGGCTCTACGACAGCCTTACATCCGCTTGTAAGCAATTTTATTGGGTCTTTGAATAATGCTTCAAACCTATAATCGTCAACATAGAAGTGATATGTGACAACGTCCTTTCTCAGTCTGCTGTTTGCACCCCAAGGCGATAATGGCAATTCCAATTTTCCTGCTTGCATTTCCTTCAGCAAGTTTGGTATTTCAAAATCATTATCACTTTCGTAGAGTACGTCTTTAAACATAGAGCGATAGAAGTTTTCTTTTTCTTCTTCGCTATTGTTTTCAACATCACTGCCTTCGGCCTCATTCCCTTGGTTTGAAATATCCTCCACTTCTTTTAATTGACTGACTTTCTCCTTTGGAAATTCAATCCCAATGAAATCGAAATCTACATCTTTGAAGGCATCATCTATCTTCAAGGCATCAAAATCCCACTCTCCATTCTCTTTATTGTCTCGCAATATTAATTCGTTTTCTTCATCCTTACTTAAATCACGATATAAAATAGTGGGAAGTTCATTGATTTTCAATTTTCGCGCAGCCTTCAATCGCTGATTACCACACAAAACAATCAATCGGCCCTCTCTCTCAGTAAGAGCCAATGGTCTATGTTCCCAAAAGCCATTTATGGTAATGGAATCAACCAACCTCTCCATCTCTTCCTTCTTAATTTTTCGCGGATTATTAGGAAGTGGATGTAAGTCAGCTACCTTTCTATATGTGATTTCTTTTTCTGCTTTCATTTACATGGATGTTAAAATGGAAGTTCACCGCCCATCTTTTGTTTTTGCTTCGATAAAGTCTTTTGTCTTTTGATTCGCCCTCTTCATACGCTTACCTCTTTCTTTGGCAGGAGTATTACTCTTTATCTTCGTTTTGTCCTTTTTCTTTTCGCTACCACTTGCCATAAGCCTATTTGTTTACAACATTCCACAATTTATTTCCTCTGATTGGTTTTCTAATCGTTGAGTATTCATCAATAATTTTGCTGTAAAACTCTTCATAGAAGTCATAAAGCTGTTCATTTTCTTCAATTGTAATTTGTTCCACGTTAGCTGAGGAACGCAGATTTGCACTTCCATGAATTACGATTTTTCTTCCATCTTCTGTCAGAATCTGACAAGTTTTTGTGTGAACACCAGCAACAGCAAGTTGAAATTTATTATCTATATCAAGATTGCTATAAATGTAAGGAATCAAAACACGTATTTCGTTTGAGTAGAAATATGCACTAACAATCAAAGATAAGTCTTCAATCCATCCATATTCCAGAAGATTCTTAAAGCTGTCGATATTATTTTGACTTAATGACAAGGTGGAAACAACCATTTTCTTAGCTATTACATCCTTGTTCGTCAGAAATGCTTCAATAAAATCTCCAAAAATGAAATTTCCGCTAATAAAAGCATCATAGCGAAATCCCTTGCTAATATCAATTTCCTTTGCCAGCTTTTCAGCGTTGCTATAGAGTATTTGGCTTTCTTTTATCGGTTTAAGCGTTGGTCTGACATATCGCGTTTCGATTTGGTCGCCTCCGTCAAAATCCACTTCAAACAAGCTCGAATCTATGTCGCCAATATCAAAACCAACATCGCCGAAATTTAAATCGCCTTTTATGTCAAAATCCTCGTTCATACCTCATTTATTTTAATTTTCATGATATACAGCATAAGTTTTCGTTTGATGATGTATTCGTGATTTTTTCGCGTTATCTCACTCTTCACATCTTCAACAATTAACTTGCCATCCTTTCGATAACAGAAGTCTGCTCTATAAGAACATTCACGCTCAACAACCCTTCCATACACATCTCTTTGCGAGGGAATAAGAGTAAATTTCTTTTGTCTTGTCAATTCACTTATTATACCTTTCTTTTGAGCCGCAGAGAGATAAAGAAAGCGTTCGTACTCCTTCATCGAATCAAAAGTACCATACGCATTCTTTATCTTCTTGTTCCTGTATTTATTGGTCGTCAACATCATTTGCTAAATGTCTAATTAATACGCAAATATAATAATTAGATACAATATATCAAAGTTATTGGCAGTCTTTTTGTAGACCAGTTTCAATGAACATTTCGATATTTCCCAGTCGCTCCCTCTCCTTCTTAACCTCGTCAATATTCTTTTTCAAAAACTGCTTGATTAATAGTGATGTGGTTTTTAGAATCTCCTCCTTGTGGCAGTCAATCGCCTTGACCATAAATTCTTCCACCAGCGAATCATCTTTAAACCTCAACCATTCTTCCTTGATTGGTTCTCCTTGCTCGTTGACCTTATTCAATACAAGGTAAGATTTCAGTTGAATGGTGAAAGGGTGCATACAATTGGAGTTGACTTCTGTATTATTGAATCCGTAGTAATTGGATTTATATGCGATAGAACGATATTTCTTGCTGTTCTTGTCAACAGCCTCATCTAACATTCTCGCGGCTTTGTAGAGATTCTTGTAGTCTGTAATATCCATGATTGTCAGGGTTTGATTTATTATTTCTTAATCATGTTGAAGTCAGCCCAAAGGCTGATGAATTGTTTGCCGCAATACGTGGCGAGAGCTTCGCTCTTAAAGCAAAGGCGAGAACCGACGGCCGAATTCGAACCCGAGGGGGCGCTAAGCGAGTCCGAAAAAGCGAAGCCCGCCCAGTCTCCTGAATAGTCGCCTGTTGATATGAGGTGTAGGGTGGCTTTCCACTCGTCACTCCTCCCTGACAGTTCTTCTTCCGTCCATAGCGTGAACCAAGGGTACCAACGTTCCTCGTCTTCTGTGAACTGAGGTTCCCAACCCTCATTCAGAGCGGCGGCGATGATGCGGAGCTTCAAGTATGTAAAAATGTCGTTACCGTCACTTGTAAAAACTGCGTTTTCCTCAATCACACGATACTGCTCTACGAAATGGTTGTCTTCTCCCAGCTCACGGCAAGCGTCCTCAAAGGTCTTCACACGTTCTGTAATCGGGCGATTTGCGACTGTCTGTGCCTTTGTCTCTTTCAATTCGGGTAAGAGAGCGAGAAGAACTTTTTTGACGCTCTCATCGGCTGTTTTCAAGGCAGCCTTTGCGTTTTCAATCTTGATTTCCATAAATGCTGTTATTATTTATAAAGATTCTTGTGGTCTGTAATATCCATGATTGTTATGGTTAGATTTTTACTCTTACTCTTGATACATCTCTTATCTTCCACATATCAAGAAGCGCTTGCAGTTCATGCACAGAGTCGATTTCGTACATAAACATCGCATCGCGCATTCTTTTTGAACTATCTGGAAACAATATTGGGCAGAACGCTTCATAAAATACCGCAGAAGGTCTAAGTCCGATGCTAATAGGCTCAAAATCTGCAAAGAGCACGCTTTCTCCTTTCACGGATAACTTCTGCCATCCGTTTGCTTTCAGTAGTTCTTCTGACAACGGAAACGGCAACATATCTTCGTATGAAGATATTTCCATTTGTCTGCCTCCATCTTCATACACCTCTCTGTGACGTATCCTACCACTGATGTTGTCAATTCCTTCAACGATAGAGTATTTATAGCCTTCGTACTTATTTTCTTTGGTGATAATATCGCCAATCCTTAATTCTCTGATGTTTATCATTTTATTCCTCCTCACCTTTTATTTCCACTCCGACAAGATGTTCATTCCCATCAAACGGTATGCAATATTCGTAATATCCTCCCAGAGTTCTGTAGTGATAGCTGCCGAATTGCTCGTAATGCGAAAACATATCTATCTTCCAGCTCTGCTTCCTGTTGCGTACGAGAACTCTGTCATACGGTTTAAAATCTGGCGCTTTTTTCTCCACCGCCGTCATTCTACCGCAGTCAACGACAAAGGTGTAAGAATTTTCCATCAAGTCAAAGAACCATTCACGATGTTCTTCATCGGCTTTCTGAAAATCTTTTGTTTCTACAGTCAAAAGTTTTGTCCGTAATTCATTTCCGCCAAAAGAACTTGGCGTATAGAAATAGTCAGTTATATACATTTGAGTAAAATCGCCTTTTGCCCAGCAATCAAAGACAAACATAGCGCCGTCCGTTGCTCTGACAACAACATCACCATGTTTGAAAAACTTGCTCCAATCACGCATTTCAAATGAAGGAAACAAAACACATTCACCTCTCTGCGTATCCTTCACTCTTCCGTTTACGTCAAGCAAGAGATTTCCTTTCATAATTGCGTTACAGCATCCAAGTATAATTCCGCCATCTCTTGTGAATCCTTTGAAGAACGCATTGCCATACATAGTTGTGTATAGTATTATTTCATTGGGTTTGTAATCGCGAAGAATCTCAGCGATATTAACAGGTTCTTTTTCTGTTTCCTCTAATTTTGGCAGTGTGCAGCACTGCTCTGTGTCTTTATTAGTTGCCATAGTTGTTTATTTTATTCATTGTGTGTAAACATAGATTTCTCACGTTGCAATGGGCTAAATGCGGAGACTGCCCTCACAGCGCATCTGTAGACCTTGCCGCCATTGCCGATGAAGTAACCACTACCGAAGTTGACGACCCACGCGTCCCAACTGTAGTTCTCGGAACTACTCCAGCCCCAATCATCTTCATCGAACTGGTCGGCATTAAGCATTTCCAGCACTTCGTTCAATTCATCACGATAAGCGATAATCGTTCCAAGCTCATACAAACTTGGAAGATACCACTGGAGGTTGCCTTTCTTGTATCGCCAGCAACGCATAGCAGCAGTCATGCTTTCGCCATCTTCCTCGTTCTGCTTCACGATATTACGAGTAAGCTCCAAACCACTTAATGTCTGCAAGGCTTCCGCTTCACCGCACTTCTTATTGAAGGCTTTGCAGTTTCCATCGCTACACCAAATTTCATTCCACTGGTCAAGAGAAATAACCATACCGATTGTCTCGGTCTGGAGAACTACACCGATTACATCGCCTCTGTCAATGCGGCCATTCTGATAGTCTTCAACTGATGCGATGCCTTGATTTGTCTTTAGGGATATTAAATGTTTCATAGATTCTCAAATTCCTTTTTGTAATTATCGAAATTTTCTCTTAAACGCTTCTCAATTAAGTTTTCTATCTCGCTACGTTGAGCCTCCGATAGAAAGAGGGTAACGCCAAAGACATCCGTTGTGCGCACACTATTAAGTCGAATTTCAAATCTATAGCAGCCTTCTTCTATCTTCTCTATTACCTTGGCAATAGATTTCATTTCCTCGGCTATCTTGTTAATCATTTTAAGTCTTTCTTCTGTCATGGTTTTAGTCAATTAAATTATTCATCTCGTGTGATTTCATATCCTCGCAATTCCAGCTCTTCAATAAGGTCTTCATCGCTAAGATGTTCAACAATCTCTCCATCGTCGAAAAGTTTTATAACATCTTCCACGCCAATCTTTTCGATAAAATCTTCCTGCTTAAGCGTGCTAAGACATTTGTAACATTCATACATGAAATCTACCTCTTGATAATCAGGTAGACAATCCATTATGTCCATTGCATCCATGTCGCAATATATTCTATAATCACCAATCATAGTTTTACCATTTTTTTAATACCATTGCTTCAATCTTTTGTTATTTTATATCCTCGCATTTCAAGCTCGTAAATAATTTCATCCTCGCCACGTAGGTCAATAACCTCATCCGCGCCAAGCGATTCGATAAAATCTTGTTTCTGGTCTAATTCAAGACATTCGAAACATTCATACACGAAATTTACCTTCTCAGATTCAGATAGACAGTTCATTATGTCACCTGTATCCATGTCGTTATATATTCTATATTCACTCATAATATTACCATTTATCTTCTAACAATTTCACTAACCCTTTTCCATCGCGAAATCTGTCAGTCACAGCGTTTACGCACCTGCACACATATTCATCCTTGTTAAGATTGACGTCCTTGCTTCCGCGAATGAATATCCGCTTCTTAATCAATTCTTCAAGAGAACAAAGGAGAGGTATAAGCGTCTCAGTGTTGTAGGCGTAGATACCTTTGATATATGAGTAATCTCTGTATTTAAGCATATCTCCTTTGCGGCAGGCCTCTGCCAATTCTGCAACAATTCTCGTGCATTCCAACTGAGCATACAAGGCAGGGTCTGTCAAACATGGCTTACAAGCCTGCATCATGCAGTAACGCAGCGCATCATATTTCTCTTTCATGTGCTCGCTGAAGGTGTCAACGAAGTGGTCATAGCCTTCCAAATACCTTTCTTGCTGAATTACATTATACATCCAAGCATTCAGCCTCGCCACCTCGTCAACAATTCTTCTGCACGTCCGCTTGACTTCATGTCGATATATGTTCTTCCGCTTGGCGAGCGTGTCAACAGCATCACGTGCAAGCTTCATGGCATATTCAACGCGCATGAAATGAAGGTAGCATAATGCAGTACAAATGCAGTATTCGCGCCGCCGCTTGTCGTTCATCTTCTTCCACATGGCAGCTTCATGCTCCTGCTCAGCTTCCGCGTAGGTAACGAGCAGATTGATGTTCCTGTGAGGCACGGGCATCAATGGTTCGTGACGTATGATGCCCGTATTTGGCTTCCAATCATTCATGGCAAATCCTCCACATTAATCCATCTGACAATATCTGCCTTAATATCTATATCGGTAAACAGACAAACGTTTCGGCCCATAACATCACGATAAACAGCCGCATAAGTCGGCGCTACCCTCTGTCCGCTTGGCATTACTTTTTTCGCAAATATGATAACCTCGCTATTGATGGCTGGTTGTTCGTCTGCTCCATGCCACAAGCCTTTTGCGTATTCCTCCAGCGCTCTTCTCGCGCCAAAAAGAAAAACTTCCTGCTCCACCTTACTCTTGTAACGCTCTTTACATTCATCGTTAAGAGTTTTCATAATTTTTTCGGTTAGCTTCATGAATTAAATCGTCTTATTAGTTTATCAATTCCGTATCTTTCCTTCTCTTCTTCGCGGATAACTCCAGCCCTGTACGCATACATTGCGCTTCGAGGAAATCTTGGATAACCGCTCGGCGAGAGCCACATCTTCTTGAAAAAGATGTGCGTTATTTCTTCTTTTGTCATTACAATTATAATTTTCGTGGTTTATCGATTGTCTCCGTTACCGCCAAGCATACCTCTTTCTTTTCGGCTTGATAGTTTTTTAATATTCGCTTCTGCCACTTCTTCCAAGGAATAACCAAGGTCATTTGCAAGTGTTGCGCAATACCATAAGACATCGCCAATCTCTTTCATTATTTCCTCCCTCGTAGAGGGGTCTTTAAAAAACTCTCCGTTTTTGTCGCGGAGAACCTTTTTCACTTTGTCTGCTACCTCTCCAGCTTCCCCAGTTAAACCGATGGTAGGATAGATAATTGAATTTGGGTAAATTGCTGTTTCCAGCGCTCTTTCTTGATATTCGTTGATAGTCATTTTTTATGTTTTAAGATATTATACTTCATCCAGTTCTCTCTAACTTTTTCTGTCAGCTTAGCAAGATTTTCAGTAGTCCACTCTTGCTTGATTAGTGGTGTGTTACGATGGCAGAGCCATAGCTCACCATCAAATTCCATCACTTGAATTTCATTATTTGACCTCTCTTGCAATTCTTTCTTGTATTTCATTTCTGCATTACCAAAAAAGAAATCATGAATACGAAAAAGGAGAGTGTAAAGATTCACGTTTCCCATATTTTATTTGATTGATTCGCAGGATAATACTGTGATAAGATTCTTTGATTGATATTCGTGAATAAGATAAATATATTTCTTTGGCAAAAAACTCACGCCTATGCCATTAACGTTTAATCCAGATGCAATGCCAAGTTTTTCTCTTAGTTCATCGCTATCTTTTAGCACTTTCACTGTCGTTTTAAAATCCTTGCTTTCTTCATATTGATTTCTTGTTATTTTTGAAACCTCATCTTTTATATTTGAAGCCTTACGCCTTTCGAGCCTCGCTAAAGCCTGCTCCCTTTGCGGCAAAAATTCAGAATGAAAAGCAACGCCAATCCTTCTTGAATTGAAAGTAGAATAAGAATTGTCGTACATTCCAGCCGCATATCTTGAAAAGAACAGCATCAACTCTGTCAATTTGTATGGCGCGGCAACGACAGAAAAATTACTTGCAAACAATGAAATTGGTGTCCTCATGTTCTCTTTGCTTGAAGACATCAGGTACATCGCTGTTACTTGTTCATCTATCCACATCCTTGCAACGCCTTTCGCTTGAAAGAGTTCATCTAACGCGCCAATGGAAGGACATTCGCGTGTGTACGCTTCGTCACCTATTTGCGGTAAATAAGACCAATTGGCAGGAGAATAATTACTCAACAAATTAGATAGGCATCTGTTCTTCTGAATCCATTGGTTTGAGATTTTGAATGCTTTCATTTCGATAGGCTTCAACGGCTTTATAATTAGCTGCCTGCTTATCCGGTCCGCTGTTGTATTTACCAAATCCATTTCTACTTCTTTTTTCCCATGTTTGCAATCGTCTCGTTAAATCCCATGTCCGCTCCTGCTCAAATCTCATCTTTGAATGTGACTTGTTCGGCTCGCTCCAGTAATCGAAAAATTCTCTTATCATTTCACGGCCATAAGTATTGACGAATGGAACTAACACGTTATAAAACTCCCTCTCTCTTGACTTCATCTCTTGCTCTTTGTTAACTCTCGTAGGTTTAACAATAGGAGATGATTCAACCTCTTTCTCTTTTTCTGGCACAATAATATTTTTCTCAGACACCCATCTTTTATTTGCAGCCTCCTTTCTTTTATCTTTTATTTTCTGCCTCTTTTCTATTTGTTCAATTACTTCATCCGACCAAAACGATTCTGAATCATATTGAAATAAAGAAAAGGACTTTATGACACTCACTACAAAGTCTTTTCTTACGCATAGAACTTTTGAGATAGGTTCAATTTCTTCAAAAAGCATTTTGCCGCCGCTTTCGTACAATTCCTCCAGAATATACCAATACACGCCATAGGCCGCAGCACCTTTTCTTTCAATTAATTTTCTGAAAACATATTCGCTTCGGTTTGAAATCTTGTGATTGATATACTCTGACATTATAAATATAATTTATTTCGTTCTACTTGTATTTCAGCTAATTGCAACAAATGATGTTCCTCTGCTGAAGGAATGTAGATACCTGCCGTTTCTGCTGACCAGTTTCTAAACCGCTCAATCGCAATTGACATTTCTTCTGTTGTCAATTCACTTGATGACCGAATCCTTCTTGTCTTGCCAATGAAAACATCTTCTGCATCAATCACAAAGATTTCCTTATTACATAAGAGCTTGAAGTAATTCTGTTTTACGTAGTCTGCTGAAAGACCTATCGAACAAGCAAAATAGGACAATATAACATATAGATACCTGTTTTGCTTTATTGTTCTTTTTGGCTTGCAAACACTAAACTCTACAACATTGTTTGCGTTTTCAAGTTCCTTTTTTACTCGCAAAAGTAGATTTTGTTTATCAAGCGGATTTTTCAGGTCGTATTTCATAATTTATCAGAAAGGCAAATCATCGCTACCGCCATATAAATTATTACCGTTTACATATTCTGGCGATAATACTTTCTTTGTTTCTTCGCTCTGATTTTGTGGTTGTGCAAACTCAGATTGCGGATTGCTCGTTTTTGCAACATTAAGCAATTGCAAATCAAAAACGTTTAGTTGCAGGGAAAATTTTGGTATTCCTTCTTTTGATACATAAGCATTACCGTCAACGCTGCCTTCAAGTAATACATACGTTCCTTTTTTTAAATATGGAAGTAACTTGCTATTGTCACCGCCTTTTATGCAGGAGATAAATTTTGTTATTTCCTTATCTTTCAATTTTCTGTTCACTGCCACCGAAAAGACAGTAAAAGCACCACTCTGTGAAGTTTTTTGTTCAGCGTCATTTGTCAAATGTGCAAGACATTGGTATCTTTCGTTTCCTATCATTTTATTTCACTTTTATTAAAATACTACTTGAAGTTTTTGTTTTCGTGATGTATTGCTCATACATCTGCGGATAATCATTTTTGAATGCCTTTGAATCAAAACATAATCGCTCAGTTTCTGGCTTTCTTGTTATGGAAATTCTCTGTCCGTCATATTTCTTTATATCATGTTGCATCATGATAGCCAAGATTCCTTCTTTGAGCTTATCGTATTGCACTTTATAAAATTCCATCGCTTCTTTATATTCAATAAGCGCTGCCTCTGCGCGGTTGATGTCTGGCATCATTGCTTCGTCAACGGTGGTGACTGGCAACGCTTCTTCCGTATAAAGCAACTTCTTGACATCTTCAATAGATTTTCGCTCTACTTCAACGACCTTATATTTGTCTTCCCTAAACCAAAGAGCATAGAGTTTTTTGACCTCTACATTTGGATTGATAAGGTTAAAGAAATAAGCATAGATAGATAGCTGCCAACTTACATATTCCTCATTAAGATGGTAAGTAGTCTTCACGTCACCGAGGATAACGCCATCATTTTCCACGTAGACTTTGTCAATCGCGGAAGCATATTGTTTGTTATCCGTGATAAGATATTCGCTTTGCAGATGATTGGCAAGAAAAGGAAATTCCGTCTGCGCCTTCATGTAGTTCTGAAGCTCTTGGCATTCGTCCGTTATCAATCCTACTTCATCATACAATTCAAGAATATTATGAATCCGCGTGCCTCTCATCGCGGCACGTTGCAACACCTCTTCTGGAACATCTTTATACTCATCGGGGAAGGCTCGTTCTTTGAGCCTCCCCGTGATTCCGTGCAATACTTCTCCATCTTTTGTGCAGTAGGTGTGGCTCTCTGCATCAAACAGGATTCCGCTGTCATTCAGTTTTATCTTCTTTATTGCCTTCATATTTATTGGCTATATATTGTACATATTCGAGAAAAACTATAACCGCTAACGCAAAAGCCAGCAAAACGAGAGAACAACAAATAACTTTTATCATTTCGGGTATTTTTTTGATGCTTCTTGCACGGCCTCTTTAAATCGCGGATTGGATTGCAAGTCTTTATTCTCACTCCAAATCGTTGTGAGCGTCTTCCTGCTTCTCGCATGGCTTATATCTTGCAGGAGCAACATCAAGCGCTCCTCATCGACCTGCGGTGTTTGCTGTTTCACTTGCTTTGGCGCTTGCTTTGGCTTGGCCTGGCTCACCGTTGCTGTTGTACTCTGTTGTGCAGCTTGTACCTGTTGCGCGTATTCGGTCGTGTCTGCATCCTTGGTGTCGTCAATAGCAAAGAGATTACCAAGCGCATATTTCTTGGCATAGCTCATTGCCGCACCTGTTATCTGCGAACCATCCATACCTTTTTTCGTTTCTTCCTCGCGTGCCATTCCGCTTGCACTCTCGCTTGTTTTCCCGTCCGAAATCGTCACCGTGCATTCTACATAGATGCGATTTAGATGTTCGCTGATTTTCGATTCCGTTACCAACGTCAAACCCATCTCGCGAAGAAAAGGTTTTGTCGCGGCCAATATACTTTCGGCGCTTCTATAACGATAGTTACCAAACTTGTTATACAAGTCCTTCGGCGCTTCCAACTTCGTCTGAATCAGATTCAGTTTATCGTGTAATGTCATCTTATCTTCCATTGTGTTTGATTTTTAATACTGTATATCATTCGTTAAACATAGATGGCAGGTCTAAATGCGCAAACCAATCTTTAAATGATTCGTTAGAAATCCACCATCGAAAAACTTGTTCGGGTGTTTTAAACTCGTCATATTTCCCTTTCTCCATCAATTCTCGGATAACACGGATATAAATTCTTTCGGCGAATTTTGGGAACATCCGCAATTCTCTTGCCTTGTCCTTTGTTGAAGCCATAGGGCAGAATAAACAACCAATTCTATGAAAGCCTTTATCATAAAGGTCACAATAAGGAAGTTTATGTTTATGAATAAACGACCATTTATCTTTGTCCGTCCACTCGAAAATTGGAGAAAGAACAACCTTATCTCTTCCGCCAACGCAGTAAACTTTCATTTGTTGCTCGTTGTCAAACAATTGCCCACCCCAATTGTTTTGCTCCTGTAACTCACCATCAATAATATCATAACCAACATGTTGTCCAATTACCTCTATCTTATGACGGTTTGCTCTTTTTATGCTTTCTGCCCTGCGGATGCCAATACAGGTGCAGCACCCAGCGCCAGCTTGTTCTTTTAGCTCCGAACAACAAAACCTCGCTTGCCTGGTTGGAAGCATACCCTTGTGAAGTATAAGTTGTCTCATATTACGTTTCGGGAGATTCAGTTTAACCTGTGGGTAATTCTTTCGCACGAAACGCATAAGATTCGGAGGGTCAACGGAAGTAACCTGCATTTCTGCATGATGTTTCACATTTGCCATTTCTACTAACGCGAGCAAGACTTGTGAATCTTTACCGCCTGAAAATGCAACATGGAAGCCACGTTCATTCATTCGCAACGCTAATTTTTCAGCATTACGTATAAAATGAATCGCCTCATTTGTTAGTCGTTCCAATCGCTTCATTTATTCTTTCATTTCTCGTGATTTAATTATTATCATTGCAGACAAGTATAAAAACAATCCTTGTCGGCAATTAAAAAGCCGTCCGCACCTGCAAGTACGAACGGCCACCTTAGTATGAATTATGAGTAAAGACAAGCGGAAGTACGAGTTATCGCAATTCATCCCGACCGCCCCCATGTTAACTATTGTCGCCAACCATCAACATGTAAGAAGTGTTATTGTAATATGTATAATTGAATCGTAATCCATTCAATAATCCCCATTGAAAATTTCGTCTATCTCTGGTATTTTATGCTTGTCACTCCAATGCGAAATCAAAACAAAGGTGACATAGATAAGCAAGCATGCAGCCGCTTTTGTCAGCACCAAAAAGGCAATAAACCTTAGAGTGCTCCAGCTATCACTTGGCATAGCGATAAACAATATTGCCGCCATAAAGTTAACGGCAAAGAGAACGTAATATCTGTAATTTGTAAATGCTTTCATGATTGTAGTTTTTTTTCTGCGTCACTTTTTCCATTACTGCTTGAACCAGACACCCATCGCCTTACTGGTCTGAGAACCATCATAGCGGACTGAATGCCCAAGCCTACACCACTTTCAAACTCAAAGACGATTTCGCCATTCATGCCGTTTTCTCGCATTAAACGAATATCCCTGCACCGCTTATTCGATGCGTTGATTTTATCAAGTCGTTTATTAATGTCGGCAATTAGAACCTCTGGCGTATATTCTTCGCCGAACTCTAAAAGACAATTCTTGTAGCTTTTAAGATACTCGGCAAGCATCTTGTCTTTCATATTCAGTCTAATGCAAGGGACTGAAACAACAAAATAGTATTCCTTCTTCATAATACATTTTATTAATTGGTTGGTGCAGGCGAGAGGAATCGAACCTCTTATCTCACATATTCTATTTAATCATACAACCATGGAACTTTCAAAACATGAGACCCAGTCTCAATCACCTGCGTGCGCTCGCTGCGTAACAGAAATCTTCTCATTCTCCTTTTCAAGAATGCACTCTTTTTAATGATACAACACCTTGCACCTGTGAAACGCGAACCGCAGCGAGCTTATATCAATAAAGGAAATCGTACATCAGCGATTGTTCATGCTCCTCGTACAATTTCGCTTCTCTGTCAAGTTTTTCGTACGCCTCTCGTTTGAGAGTTGCGTAAAGCCCTGAATATTCGTTGAGGATAAGGATTTTCAATTTCACATCCTCCACGTCTTCTTCTATGTTATAAACGGAACAATCACTACATTGCCAATCCTCATCAACGATTAATTCGACTTCGTAATTCTTCTTGCCAATCTCCATGTAAAAGTTGGCAGTGAGATAACCGCGTGTGCGGCAGATACATTGCTCTTCCGCGTCCTGCATCAGCAATTCTTTTATCTCAGCAATTCTCTTAATCTTATTCATACAACAAGGTTTTAAATTAGCTCAGATAGGTGGACTTGAACCACCTGTGCCGCCAAGTCCAAACGCAAACGAAAGGTGAATGCGCCAGCTATCGGCATATCTGAGGAGGATATAAAGAATTTATGTAGTAGTTACATGATAGTTACATGATAGTTACATAACTTCTTGTGGTAGCTCACGCGGTATGGATGATGCCGAACCTCATCCGTTTACAACCTTACGACATAGATAGTTACTGTCGCGTGATACCACTCATTCGGGGATTTGGGCCTTGCTACTTCAATTTTCACTTCCGTACCCCTTTACCAATATGTCAAAGAACACTTTTCGCTTTGTGAGCTGTGGCGGAATCGAACCGCCAACACCAAGCATAACACCAGAACACAAACCTTTTGGTGTAACCATTCAGCTCTTTGCTCATCCGATAACAATTGCAATGAGAATTTAGTTATGAGATTTACGCAATATCAAAACCGAAGACGATTTATTTGGAAAATGCGAGAACGAACTATTTCGGTTTTGCTATCGAATGAGCTATTTTCAATATTGTGTCATCCAGAACTTCTTTAAGTCCTTGCCAAGAAAAAACTTCCGTCCGTTTATCTTGCTGAATCTCGGCTTTAAAAGGCAGCTATTAACCCATCTTCTAATAGTGTCTCTGTGAACTCCAAGAACCTCAGACGCTTGGCACACCGTGTATTTTGAATCATCTGCTATTTGTGGCATTACTACCCTCATTGCTTGCTCCTTTCTCTTTTTCTCGTTTTACCTTATAAACCGTTGCTATCGTTACATTAAATGCGTTAGCAGTCATCACAATTGCATCATACGCCTTTGTTCCAAGATTTAATTCTCTTATATAATAGGCATATATCTTATTATACCTCTCGATTGTCGCCTTCCTCCGTATCTCCGATGGTATTTGGGTTAAACTTTTTCTTACCATTTTTATATATAATATTTTGCTATTCTATTTTTTCTTTTTAATTTTGCACAACCATTAGGCGGATAAGCTATCTACCTCCTTGGTTACGTATGCAAAGATACATATAATAATTATATATGCCAAATAATTAGATACAAATATCTAACGAATAAATATTTTTTAACATTATGAAAGATAGACTACTTAAATTCATTAATTACAAAGGAGTTTCACAAAGACAATTCCTTCTTAAGGCAGGCTTGTCAACCAGCTATTTATCTGTTGTTAAAGATGATTTCGGTGTTTCTGCGTTGTTCAACATTTCACAAAACTTTCCCGAACTAAATATTGAATGGCTTAAAACTGGAAAAGGGGAAATGCTTAATAAGGGATTTGAAAACAACGACAATAACTTTGACAAGCTGTCTAATTTTTTCTTCGCTAACGGCGAGCAAAAGCCAATCATTACAGAGAGTATTGCTAAGATTCCTAATATTGATGTGCTGGAGCTTGTGAAAAGCGGAAAAGTTCAGAATCTGGAATACATGGGCGCGTTTAATCAATTTCCACCTTTTGATTTCTATTTTAGAAATGATAGGGTATCAATGGAACCTCAATTTATGCGTGGGGATTTAATTGCGTTGTCAGCACTGCAAGAGAATGCGGTTATTGAAAGCGGCGCTCCTTATATAATAGACACAAAGAGTATTGGATTTATTTTCAGAAACGTTTATGAGCGCGGCGATAAGTATGAATGCAAGGT